ATGCAAACATCCGCATTCGGCGATATGGCTCGACAAGTTGTGCGACGTCTGGGTCGAGTGCGCGTGTCACTCGTATCGCACCCAAGTCTCCGAAGCCGGCAACGCCGAGCGGTGAATCGTAACGCTTAAAAATTCTGGATGCCTGAATGATGACGGCTTGTGTGATCGGTTCAGGTACAGCAGGCCAACCGTAGATGGCTGTGAGTTGCACCAATGCTTCCGATCCGAAGTTCGCGTTTAATGTCGGGAACAGATAGTCGCCGACTGCACGAATGCGTGTGTACGGAACAGTGAGTCCGTCCAAGATTCCGTTAACTGGTTCTAGTTGCCAATCGCTTGGAGTCCATGTGACATCGAAGTTGCCATCTGCGAGTGTCGAAGTTTTGAGTGTGATCGCTGTGCTTGAAATGTCATCAATCTCGCAAACAAACTCGTCGCCTGCGGTGAACACTCTGGTCGTCGCTGAGCCGTATGCCCAGAACTGTCGGTTTGCATAGCCGTCAATCAGTCGTGAAGCTGCACCGGCACAGTTGTCAATCAGTTCGTCGTCTTGTGTGTCGGCGGTGCCGATACGAAGAGCAGCCTTAATCTGGTTGCGTGTGGCATAGCCGTTCGTGATCGCCATAGTTCCTTTATCTTACTTCAGAGTCTGGACAAGTGTACTCGGCAATGAACTTGTGCATCTCAAGGTCAGCCTCAATATGAGAACCAGACGAGATACGGTTCGGTTGAATATCGTTCACCAAAACTTGAACACCAGCAGGCTTAAACCATCTCGCACCATGCACATGACACTTCCACCAAAACGCCCAATCCGACCAATACACATTCGGATACCCGCCAGTCCGCACCCAAATATCTTTCGTGAACCAAGACGTACCCATCACATGATTCGCCATCGGATAAGTAGCGAAGCGTTCAGGAGCAGAAGGGTTCACACCACCATGAGACATGAACCGCAAAGTGTTCGCGACCACATCAAAATCGCCATCTGGAATACAAGCAAACGCATCAGGATAAAACCTGTCATCCATCCCACACCCAGCGATCCAACCATCTTTGATTGTCGCAACCGCCGCATGATACATAGCATCAATTTTTCGAGTCCGACACTCAACCAGTCGACACGGCAAATCTTTCACACCGCAATCATCATCAGGATGGTACGCAATAACCACATCATCAGCCGGTGGGTTCAATGCCTGTACAGAATCCCACCAACCCTGCACCTCATCTTTGTATGCTGTACCCCACGCAAACCCGACAACCGTGATCACAACGCCTGAGTTTTCTCGATGAACACATCCAACTGCTCAGCCATCTTCGGGAAGTAATCAAGATACGCCTGGAATGATTTGCCGACATCGGCTCGTGCCTCATCAAGTTTTGATACACAATCAACCGCACCAAATACTTTCATCGGACCAGAAATCAACTGCCCAATATCCCAAGCGTTCTCACCTTGAATCAACACAACCGGACATCCACACAAAGTTGCCTCATGCACAATCGCCGTATACGGATCAAACGAAATCAGATACTCCGCCGACCGCATCTCATCGGCAAGATCCTTCCGAGACGCAGGCCAAGAATGCGTGATCAACTTCGCACCATCAGGCACATACCCTTCACGACCCTTACCAACCCACACCAACACACCCGACCTTTTACCTTCACCAGGATAAAACAAATCAGGCTCCAGATAAGGCACATTCAACACAGGACTCTGATTAATGTTCGGATGCCAAACAAACTGCAAGCCATCTTTCTTCGCATGATTCAACAACCACCACACGACACGATCCGAACCCGAAGGATTACCTTCAACAATCTCAGGATAAACATGAATCGCATCGTCAGGAATCTCAAGACATTCAGGCACAGACCAAGGATTATCAACAAATGGCATATGGGTCATCTTCATCTCCGCTTGCAACCCACGATCACGCAACAACTTGCCGAGCAGATACAACACTCGAATCCCGCCAGACACACGCCTATAGTCAGGCGACCAAATCACATACGGTTTCATCGCCGCCACACCCATGATGCAGGATGTTTCCCGTCACGGATCCACTTCGGCCAATCAGCCGAAATCTCAACTTCGTTCAGAACACAACGATCCAAGAAAACTCCCTCTTTGAAACATCGAGCAATCGTTTCCTCGACATCGCCGACATTCAATTCTTGATGGCTGAATTGTTTGATTTTGTTGATGCAGCGTTCAGGTCCGCCCATCCAACCCAAATGCCATCCGCCGTGTAGACGATAGAAGTTGTGTCTCATTTGGCGTCGCATCACATCGGCTGTGCCGTTACGGAACCGCCAAGGACCACCAATACAAGTCAACTCCATCGGTGCTTCCCAATGCACACTGAACACTAGATGCCGCATCATCACACCATGCCAAGCATTAGAGAACGAACCGATCATCGAAGGCGACCAGATCTCGTCGGTGTCGGCGACCGTGATCACATCATCATCTTGAATGCCTAACTTCTCGGCAACGGTAAAGATTTGATTCCGAGCGTCCGCCTCACTATCCCACGCATTCGGATGAACAGTTGTCTCATAGTCAACCCAATGAATCTTGTCCTGCCATTGCTCAAACTTTTCACGCGACTTGCGTTCCCTCGGAATACCCGTGAACGACTTGTCGCCTTCAATGATGATGAACTTGTCAACGTAATCGGCGAGTTCGTAAAGGCGGCATTCTAAGACGTCGTCTTCGCCGTTGTACAGGATGCCGTCAAAGACTTGCATCAATCCCAACTCAGGTCTAGACGCCTTTGCAAATCCCATTCGCCGGCATCGAGACGCACGTTCCGCAACCTGAACAGTTCAAGATTTGATTCAAAACTTTTGCGATTCTTCTCAACCAGCGACGGGTCGGAGTTGAGTGTTGACGAGTTGTCGTGGTGAACGATTGCGTTTGTTTTGATAATTTTCTTTTGCATTCGTGTTGCTCGACGCTCATAGTCGTTGTCTTCGAAATAGGCGGGATGGAACGCTTCGCAGAACAGGCCGACATCTTTGACGACTTGTGAACCGATCCAAGCACAGCACCAACCTGGTTGACCTGCCAAATGAATCTCGTCTGTGTGGCATTCACGGTAGAACTTTTGAAGTTCGCCACGCTCAAAGAATGCGTCCGAGTTGAGAAGAATCCAACCTTGTGCGAACGGTGTCATTTTGATACCAAGATTCCAAGATGTCGCCACACCAAGATTGCTCGGCATATTCAAGATATATCGGTTCTCAATGTTCGAGTTTTTCGGCAACGACAAACAATCCTTTTCGATCAGTCCGCCGTTGTCGATGATGATTAGATTCTCGACCTCGCAGTCGATTGATTTAATGCAGCGTTCAAGTAGGTCATATCGGTTGAGTACGGGTATGACTATGACCGGCACCATGCAGACAGCTCCTTCATTGCAGGCTTCCAAGACTCCTCAAAAACCTTGTCGGCTCCGTACCCTAGGGCATGGGTGATCGCGTCCTTAGACGGGCCTCTAGGCGCGTTATAGGCCGACTTCAGAGCATTAACGATGTCAGGCACGTTAGGTGTGAAGAACCATGACTTCTGTGCCGCATCCCACCAAGGCTGACCTTCGACCGTCCAGCCGTCACCGACCAGTTCAGGTTGCGCCGTGAAGTTTGAAACGATCACACGACAACCACAAGCCTGAGCCTCAATGACAGGAATACCAAAACCTTCACCCATCGAGCAAGCCAGCAGAACATCGGATGCTGTGTACATCGCAGCCATCACATTCTGAGGCATACCATGCCGATACGCATACTGATCAACGATCCGATACTTGTCATCGCCGATACCGCAAGCACTCATCAACTCGACCAGATTGATACCAGACATCGCACCATTCGGTTCCGTGTACAAATACAGCACAGCGTCAGGATGATCTTTTGCGAAAATAGAGAACGCAAGAATGTTCTCAGCCCAAGCCTTACGCGCAGGCTGCGAACCTTTATTCGTCGCAACCATCGACACCACGAATCTGTCTTCTTCCCAGCCCATGAACTCGCGACCAGTCATCTTCCGACCATTCGCCAATGTCACCGATTCGGTTGGTTGAAACACAGGTTCGATTGCGTGAGGAACATAAAGATGATTCACACCTGCGATGTCAAGCATCCGTGAACCAAACTTTGACATCGCTATCGGTCGCACATTTTTGCGTGAACACCAAGCCAACACATCTGGCGGTGTCGGCTGATGATCAATCGGAACCCATGACGCGATGTTTTTCCAATCTTTCAACGACTCAGATTTCAACACCCACACGTCAAACAAAGTCATCATCAACGTCGGTGTCGACAAATCTTGGTTAGCCCATTCCATTGTGTGTGCAACAACGACGTCGTCAGAGTATGTGAAGAGTCCTTGCGGATATATTTTGAATCCGTTCCATGTCGATGCCGAACCTGCTAGTCCGTACATCGCGTGGACTGCTACTTGGTGGCCTTCTTTCGCGAGCCTTTGGATGACTTGCGCGGTTTGCTGACCGTATCCTGTTGCAGCCCAAGGTGCGTTGCTATACCAGAGGACTCGGAGTCGGTCGGGATTGGTAGGTCTGACACTTCCAACAAGTGCGCTACGCCCGCTCGGAGCAAACGCTCCGCTAAATATCCCGGCATCTCCACCGGTATGCCCTTGACGATTACGGTCTGCCACATGATCCTCCTAAGAATAGTGCAGAGAAATGGAAAGTCCACGGCCAACCCTGCACGAAATGGCCGTGGACTTAATCCTAGTCACAGTCCTTGCGGACTGTCATGTTTTTACTTCGAAAGAACTATTAAGCAGTTCCGCCGATGAAGTATTTGACATGTGATGTTTGTGGCAAGTTGCCGTCAACACGCATCGTTGCGCGGAAGGTAACAAGGCCTGCGTTGAATGCGTAGTCATCGCTGCGATCCAACTTGATGCCGCCAACTTGACGAACATAGTACGAAGGAAGGTGTCCGAAGATTACCGACTTCGCGTTAGTTGCTGTGTTGGCCATTGCTGGGTTCTCGAATACTGGGTATCCAAGAAGCAAGTCTTGCGCATCAGCGTTGAGTGCTGGTGAGAAGACGTAATTGCCTGCTGTGTCTTTGAGAGAACGCATCTTCGCGATTGAAGACGAGTTCATCTGGAAGCCTGAACCTGCAAGACGACGACCTGTTGTGTCTACCGAGTAGACGAGGCTGATCAAGTTGTCTGCTGTGAACTGACCAGTCACACCCGTTCCGCCAGTTACGCCGGCAGCTGCTGCTGTGACGATACCTTTTGGTTGGTTTGTGCCTGTTCCAGTTGTCAAAGCATCGTTCACACGGAAGCCAAGTTCGTTGCCGACCTGTGCTGCCAAGAATGACAAGATGTCAACACCGCTGTCTTCGATCAACTCTGTTGAGAGTTGAACAAGGAACGAATACTTGTATGCGCCCAAGGTGATGAACGAGTTGAAGATTGGATCTGACTCGCTGATTGCTGTGCCTTCGCCAACGATTGCTGCAGTTGAATACTGAGCAAGTGATGGAATCTGAAGGTTTTCGCCTGATGCTGTGTTCAAGACTGTCGAAGTCTGGAGCATTGGACCAACGTTACGAGCAAGCATGATTACTTGGTCATAGAACGATGTTGGTACTGGTGCGCCTGCTGATGTCTTTACAACGTCACGCTTCTCAAACGAGTGCGAACGAAGTTCGCCCTTCGCCATTGAGCGAATGACTTCTGCATCTGAACGAACACCGCGTGGAGCGTCAGCGACAGGACGAACCTGGTCTGCGATGTCACGAGTTGCTGCTTCAAGACGAAGTTCACGGGCCTCATCGGCGCGGAGCTTCTCGATTGTTGCTTGGCGATCTTCAAGTTCTTTGCTGATGCGCTCGTATGTCTGAGTCTCTTCTGCTGACAAGTCACGCTTCTCAGCGGCTGCAACATCAAGAATCTTCTTTGCGGCTTCCCACGCTGTAGCGCGTTGAGCCATTTGTTGTTCAATAAATTGTTTCATGATTACTCCATGATTGGTTAAGTTTGTGGATGCGCAGGAAGTTGTATTCCGAATGGCGCGGAACGCTGACCAATCTCTAGCCGTAGCGGGACGCTTACCGACAGACCGAGTGTATATGAGAAACTAAAAGTTTTTCAACAGTTCAAGTTTTTTCGCCATCAAGTTTATTGATGCGGGAACTTTGGCTGGTTCGGCTCGAAGTTTGCTGACCGCGCTCGACAACAGATCAGCCGATTCATCAGTCAAAGTGTTGCCAGATTCGAGCATCGTGATCGCTTCGGCGAGTTTGTTTGCGTCAACGCCTGTGCGCTCGGCAAGGATGTCAAGAGAACGAACAGAAGCCGAAGTGGCCGTATAAGCAGGGAACCCTGTCACAACCGAAACCTCATGCAAACGCACCTGACGCAGTTCGCGGGTCATTCCGTCATCTGACCATTTGTCGCCACCGGCAGGAACCGAGAACCCGAACGACATTGAGTCAACATCGCCGCGCTTCATCAACACTGACAAGTCACGACCGACTGTCGTGTCTGGAAGATCGGCTTCAACAAGCAAACCTTTCGAGTCTTCTTGCAGACGCAAAGTCTTTGAACGTGTCGAAGCAAGAAGCATTGACGAGTCATGGTTCATGTACATCTTGATTGTGTTACGACCCTTCAAAGATTTCTTGAACGCACCTGGTGCGATTCGCTCAATGAATGGCAACGGTTCGGAATCAGAGTTGAAGACTGCCGCGTAACCTGTGAACGACATTCCGTCACCTGTTGGACCTTGACGCAATTCGAAGTCGTTGATATGAATGCGGCGTGTCTCTAATGATTCGCTCATGCCGTCAATCATAACAACATTCACGGGCAAGGTTCTAGAAGATCTCGGATGATCTTTGGGAAGTAGATCGTTATCGGTGATGTACTTCGGATTCTCTGGACGACCGTTGCGCAACAAATACAAGAACGAATTGACCCGCGCATACGCCCATTGATTCCTGGTCATGCCTGGACGGTGAGATGTCGAATATGCTCCGGCACCGCGACGGAACACGGTTCGCAACATGCCGACAGTTGCCCGCTTCCAAGACGGATCCGCACCATCAAGTTTCTCGTTGTGTTCATCGGCCTTGTTCTTCAAACCTTTTTCGATTGCTTCGGTCAATTCGATTGTGTCCGACCCAGCAGGAGCTTTCGCTGAACCTTTCGGATTCTTATCTGAACCGATGATCTGGTCTGATGGTGGTGCTGGTGCGCGTTCGGATTGGATTGCTTCAGATTTTCTTGCGAACCAATCTCGTGCCGGCTGAGGGTTCAACGGGTTGATGCCCCACAGGTAATGTGCGACCGCACCCGCACCAGGGAACTGGTCGTCGGTCGAATCCGAGTTCTTTGGTGCTTGTAGGTCTACGGCGTGTCGTTGCGCCCATGCGTTCGCTCGCACGACTTTGTCTTCGGTGATGTCGCCTCGCGCCATGTCTCGTGCCTCACGAACGGTTCTATCGACCAGCCCTTCACCCGCAAGACCTTGACCGTAGTAGTCCAATCCTTTTCTTGCTGCGGTACGAATGTAGACAGGTATCTCAAGAGATACCTGACGTACCGATTCTTCTTCTTCTTCTTCTTCTTCCATCTCTTCTTCGTGTGGTTGCCATGCGTTGCAATAGAATCCGCCGTCAACATACTCGTCCCACTTCTCGCACCATGCTTTGAGATTGTCGCCATCTGCGATCACATTGTCATCATCGTAAAACGCACAGTTACCGCAAGCACGACCTTCAGGAACATCTGGTGACAACGCAGGCCGATAGTTGTCAGGCAACGCACGTTCGCCACCAGGTTCCATATCCTCGGCGATAGACACCGCGACCATCTGATCGATTGCATCCTGTTTCGTTGTGTGACAGCCGATCACTTCACCATCTTCTTTGATGGTTGCCCACCCAGAACAATCTGGTGATTTGTCGGTAATGAAGTAAGGCATTACGGAGTGATGAGCGTGAATGCTACTGTGTGGCCTGTTTTGCTTGATATCGCGTACATGCTTTGTCCTGGGTACATGACAAAGTCTTCTGATGAACTTTTCTGCAACGCATGACCTGTGTTTACCGCGACCGTCGCACCGCCAACAAAGATTGTGTCGGTATTGTCAAGATTGCTGACATGTAATTGTCCTGGGTTCACTCCACTGTGTGTGATGAGTGTGGCGGCTGTGCCGACTGCGATTGATCCGTTTGTGATTGGCATGATTGTTACCTCAGATCATCAATAGTAGTTCAGCGTCATCTTCCAAGATGCTGAATGTGATAGTGCTTGTCGCTTGTGCCTGCATCCCTGTCAACGATGTTGAAGCAACCGCATAGCGTCGTTTCGGTTCAATGACCGGTATCTCCACGACTGGCTCGATGACGGGTTCAATCTTCTTGCGTGGTGTCGTTGAATAAACTCTGCGACCACCAGACGGTGTCGGTGTCGGCTCAGGTTCTGGCGGTGTCGGTATTGAATCAACTGTGGCGATTAGACCGCCAAGGCTCGCTGTCGCGACAGCGTTCTGTTCGACTGCTGTGACAGCCGAAGCGGCAAGACCGCCGAGGTCAGCCGATGCGGTTGCGGGTAGTGCGACTGTGGCAGTGGCCGAAGCAGTAAGACCGCCGAGAGTTGCTGAGGCTGTTGCCGGTAGGACAACTGTTGTGGTCGCCGAAGCAATAAGACCACCAAGATCGGCAGACGCTATCGCAGGCAGAACAACTGTGGCAGTCGCGGTACTTGTCAAACCATCAAGCGACGCTGAAGCCGTAACCGAATGTGTGACGATCGTTGTCGCCGTCGCCGACATTCCACCAAGTGACGCTGAACCTGCGGCTGTGGTTAAGAACTGTCCGCCATCAAGAACATTTGTACCGTTCAGTGTTGATGCGTCAAGAATGAACGCTGATGGACCATCGAGTCCTGTGGTGGCGTCGTTCAGTTCGCTCGTGTCGAGCAGGAATCTTTTGACCGCCATCGCGGCCTACTAACTAGCGACGGTCAAAGATGCAGACAGATTGCCAGATGAGATTGTGTAAGTGTCACCAGCTGTGTAGGCGTTGCCTGTGATCGTGCCTGAGAACAAGAAGTTGCCGGCACTGATGTTGTCCCAAGCGGTGAAGTGTGTTGCGTCTTGCGAACCTGCGATATTTGTCCAACTGATATCTGCATCGGATGTGATCGCACCGTTTGACGCTGCACCGAACGAAACAACTTTGCGTGTCGTCTCTGTTGCCGCTCCGCTTGTGCCATTTGCTCCAGGATCCGAAACATGAAGTTTCACATACACGTTCGTCACCGAATATGCGGTCGCATTGCCGAGCGCGTCAAGAAACGAGTTGCAAAGATAAGCAGATAAACCTGTAGCCATTACTCTTCAACCCTTTCGGTGATAGTCAAGATTCTACCTTCGGTATCACGTTCAACAGTTCGCACAGTCGGCTTGTTCTCAGGCACGTTCACACGCACCACCGTCTCAGGAACATTGATGACAGGTGCGGCCACGTTCACGTTCGCCGGTGGAACATTCACAACCACCTCAGGCATCGTCACATTCACGTCACGCTGATTCACATCATAGGTCGGTGTCGGCTCAGTGACTTGTTGCAAGAGAACTGGTGCGACACCAGTGTGAACGATCGGCTCGATGTCAAGTGCTTTCAATACGGATGCTGGTTCAAAACCTGCGTTGATGAGGCGTTGAGCCATCATCGTTTTGCGGTCAAGCTCCGTGAGTCCAGCAGCGGCAAGATCGACGTTGGCGAGCGGTACACGGTAAGCATCGCCACCATCAGCTGGACGCAAATCTTCGAATCGGCGAACATCATTGATTGACAACCAGCCTGCCTGTAGTCCTGATGAATATCCTGCGACTCTTGAACCGAAGTCGCCACGCATCAAACCATCAAGGTTAAACTTCATAAACGCACCATTGGTGAGAAGTTTGTTCGAGTATCCGTCTTCGATCTTGGTGACGTATGGTCGGAGTGTGTGCATCACGAAATGAATGCCGTTCATTTCAACCGAAGCATACGCTTGCGCACCTGACTGAATCACACCAGCCATCGATGGTGGTACACGGAACGCACGAAGGATTTCTTCAACTGCGAACTGTCGTGATTGTAGGAATTGTGAGTCGTCTGGTGCGACCGAAGTTGTCGTGTACTTCGCACCACCGAACAGGATGCCTGGACGGTGTGAGCGGCGCAAACCTTTGTGACCTTCTTCAAATCCGTCAACAAGCGACTTGGCTTGTTCACGGGTCAGGTTGCCTGGGAACTCGATGATGCCAGAAGTATGTGAACCTTGACCGAAGAACCTTGCAGCGAACTCTTCTAATGCCTTCGACAATCCGAGGTTCTCTTTGATTAGTTCGATGCGTGAACGGCCACGAAGATCACCAGGCAAACGCAACTCCGACAGATGAATCATGTCATCATGCTCGATGATGTACTGATTGTCGTAAACGTAGATGATGCGACGCGACTCGTCGCGTTTCACTTCAACTTTCAACGGATTCAAAACCGACAAACCTGCGATGCCTTGACTGTCACGAATGATGCGAGTAAACGAATTGCCGTTCAACAGCATCGAAACAAGTACCTGCTGGAAGTGATCAGTGCGTGACACACCGATTTCAGGCATGTCAACCCATTCAGGTCGCGGACGGTAAGGACGGCGATCACCATCGACACGAATGTATGTGTCCACTGGCAGAGTTGAGATAGAGTCGGCGATTAGTCGGACACACGCATACACGGTTCCGATCTTGAGTGAATCTTCTTGCGTGACAACTGTGCCGGCGTTCGTTGTGAATTGGAATGCGTCACCTGCCGCGAACAAAGATTGAAACGAGATCGCTCTCTCTTCCTCTCTTGGGTTGAACAGTCTTGACAACATTAGTTTCTAGCCGCTTTCTTTGACCGCTCCCAAGCCAAGGTGAAGGCAAGCAGAGATGCGCCTGTAAAGATTAGCCCAAGCGGTAGAGCAATGTAAAATACGCCGACCGCAATCATCAACATCGCGACCAATTCCAATAACAATACAATCATCTCTCTCCTCACACTACGAAAAACCCTGGTTGCTGAACACTCTCGACTCGTCTCGTTGCACGATCCACAGCCATCGCCAATGCTATCGCAGCGTCAATCTTGCGTTTCGATTTACCTTTAGACAAACGCCAACCCATATCCGTCGAGCGTGATGTGGCCGACAACACCTGATCAGCGAACACAGGATCACCGTTGTGTGAGAGACGACCGTTCACGATGAACTCGTACAAAGTTCCGCAAGCAGGCACCATACGCGCAGTGGACTGGCTGAACTCAACCATCGTGAACCCTTCATCGGACATTGCTTCGGCTGAGCGTTGAAAGAACGCTGGGTCATAGGCGAACTCTTGTACCGTGTATTCGCGACCAAGATCGCGGATGTGTTGCTCGACTGCCGAAACATCCATCGCACCGCCATCTGGATGCCAAATCTTTGCACGAACAACAACACGACCAGACTCTTGTGGTTGTGCAACAACAACCGCGATCGAGTCGTGCTTCAACGCCATGTCAATGCCGACGAACACAGGAATGTTCGGATCAAGTTCATCCTCACTACGACACTGCTCCCACGCACCCTTCGGCAACCACGACTCACCATCGGTACGAACCCACTGATTCAACCGATAGCGGCGGAACGCAACCTCGGCTGTTTGCATCATTGACACTTCCATGTCTTGCATATCCAACAAACCTTCAGCCAAGTTCGGATTCGACTCAGCCCAAGCGTCACGGTCATGAATCTCGCAATCCGCTGGTGCTTCCCACCAGAAGAAACCGAACCGTTCATCCTGTTTCGTGTCGGCAACAATCTCTTTGCCGTAGTTGTACAGACGGCCACACACCGTGTCTAGGTCGAAGCCTGCCGTGGTGATAGCGACAATGTTCGGGTCCTTACGCGCACCCGAACCTAACGTCAACGCATTCCACAAATCATCATTCGGCTGGACATGCAACTCATCAAACACAACCGTCGAAGGATTCAAACCTTGCTGAAGTTTTGCGTCGCTCGACAGCACACGATAGATCGCACCAGTCGAAGGAACCTCAACCACATCGCGATACACCTTGCACACACCCGACAACGCAGGCGACTGAGTGATCTGCCACTTCGCTTCGTTGAACACGACACGCGCCTGCTGTCTGTCACCCGCCGCCGAATAAACCTCGGCACCAGGCTCACCCTCGATCAAGCCATACAGCGCGATCAGCGAACCGAGCAACGACTTGCCGTTCTTCCGACCCAACCCGATCAGGCTGCGACGATACCGAAGCAACCCATCATCACGACGCTCATAGAGTGCGTCAAGAAGTGCGACCTGCCAGTTGGTAAGAATCAGAGGCTGACCGGCACGAACACCTTTACTCACATGCAAGAACGTGCGGGCAAAGTCAACGACCTTGTGACCGTCAGACTTGCTGTATAACTTCGGCGTCGACCAAGTTGGAGTTCCTTTGTCGATATGCGTCAAGCTCATTTGCCACCCTTATCTCCGCCAAACCCAACCTGGCACGATCGCTCGGAGTGAACCCAAGCAAACTCATCCAAGCCGTACATTGCGCGTCCATCTGTTCTATCTGCTTCACCGCTGGATGAGTCACAATCTGCCCGTTCGGCGACGTGTACCAGCGCGTCGTCACATCGTCGCCAAGCCAAAGTTCCAGATCGTAGATCTTCTGATAGTTGCGACAGAGCCGACCCATCAACGGACCATCGTGCAACTCGGACAGATGACGCCGACCACCAGTCCACAAGACCGTCCAATACTCGGTGCCAACTTTGCCCAAACCTTTCGGTGCGACCGGCACAACCGACAAGTCGACTAGCGCAAGCGCAGTCTCTGGCATAGGCGAAGCCTTCAAACCGTTGCGTATGCGCGAACCTTTGAGACGCTTGCGCTCGATCGGAGTTGCGGATGATCCGCGACCGACTCCAGTTGATTTGGTGGCCATGCCACCAATGGTAGCCGTGACCCCACCACCGACCCTGCGAACCTCCGCC